ATAGTTGATTCTAAATATGGTATTGATGGGGTTGGGAAAGAACAACTTGGTATTATGGTATTATCGCCTGGTAGCGGTAGCTGTACGTGTAATGTTTTAGCAGCTGCTATAGTATATTCACCTGTACCTATAATTAGCAATATTTGTTTCCCGGCAGGAACCCCAGTCACTACGGATCAAGGAAATATTTCTATTGACAAACTGGAGCCATCGATTCATACCATCCGTAACAAGAAAATTGTAGCTATCACAAAAACGGTTACCCAGGATAAGTATTTGGTTTGTTTTGAAAAAGACGCACTTGGAAATAATATCCCAAGTCAAAAAACAATTATCAGCAAAAACCATAAATTATTTTATAATGGAAAAATGAGAAGGGCAAAAGAGTTTCTCGAAGATTTTAAAAATGTTGTAAAGGTAAAATATACAGGCGCAATATTATATAATGTATTACTAGAAGAGCCTAATAAGATGATGGTAAATAATGTAATATGTGAAACATTACACCCAGAGAATGGTGTCGCAAAAGTGTATATGGCTCTACAAAAGTTAGATACAGACGGTCAGCAATCATTAATCCAAAAACTAAACGCTCACGTGCTAAAAAATAATGTATTCAATAGTAATAAAAAGATGATTAAATAACACACTTAATAAAAGTAATTATATAATGTATTTTGAAAAATATATTATATGAATCTATTGTTCGAATCAAGTAAAATAGTATTACCTATTAAATATCAAGACTCACAGTATTACTCGCAGATTTTTGTCTTCTTTTGCTACGATTTGGCATATTTCCATTGGACTGTAATTCTTTCAAATCGCTAATGCTAATTGTGCTGCTATCATTATTCGATTGGTTTTGAGGAGGAGGCTCCTTGATATTTATTGTTTTCGTCTTTAGACCAGATAAAATCTCTGTAATATCACTTGGTCCCTTCATTTCAGGTCGTGATTGTCTTTTACTCGTTCTCTCTTGTACATCAGGTCTTTCGAAGTTTTCTCTCAAGCTTATTCCGTCATCAGTAAAATTACTCTTACTCATGTTCAAGTCTGGTCTGGTTGAATAATTATTATTACCAGGTCTAGAGGAGGGTGTTGGTATCGCATTAGGGCCTTGAGTGGCCATCGGGGGCGGAGGTCCGTAGCCATGAGGAGCGGATGGTTCTGGATTCATCATATTACTCATAAAACCTGAAAAACCAGGGCTAGTTTGTGCCATAGAATTTACAGCCGCGTTTTGAAATGAGCGCATCAAGTCAGGATTTTGTCTTAAAATATCGTCCATACCAGGCATTGCGCTCTTAAACATAGTATTCGTCATATGAACCATCATCGCGCTGCCACCAAGCTGAAAAAGTAATTTCAATTCAGGAGCCATTGTCGCCTTACTTTTGTATTTCTCGTGTAGCTCACCAAAAATTTCGTCATAATCATTAATATTTTCATTGATTTGTTCGCTCCATCCATCAAGCTTAATATCAAAAGGATCGAAACGTCCATTAAGAAATTCAATTCCATTAATACATGCCATAAGCATGTTGCCTTGAAATTTGACTGAATTTTGTTTGGCTTTCTCCTCCATAATAGTTTCATATTCTCCCATCATTTCTTGAAGAGATGAATCCATCGAATATTTTTTAGATAATTCAACACCTTTTTTCTCGAGGGCTTCAAGCTTTCGTAGAAACTTAAATTTTTCTCTTAACATTTCATCTTTTGATAATTGAGGTTGTGCTGAAACATGTTTATCAGGATTCATTGGTATTTCATTAAATTTCGCGAATCCATCCCAACTTTTACTGTCAGCTGCGGTATTCGCAGTAGATTTACCGATACCGATACCAGGTCCATCACCAAAACTAAACCGAACGTTTTGTTTATCATCTGGGGCAAAACTAGAACTTGGATTGCTAAACAAATCAGATTTGGGTTGATAACTGTTTGTAGATTCATCAACCAAATTGTTTAACTCGTTCTCTAAATTATTTAAATCTTCTAAATCAATATCACTCTTTTGAGTGTTACTTTCTTTCATTTTATCATTCATTAATAATTCAATTCCGCCTCCGAAATTTGTAGATCTAGATGATGGAGTATTACTCCAATTATTTGTGTTATCATTGATATCGAGCTCAGTTAATTCAATAAAGTCTGCCATTATTATTCATTAAATAGAACTTTTAATTTTAAGTCATACGAATTAAATAATATATTTACAATAATTGTAAATTATAATTTTCGGTTGTTTATAAACCACATACCTTGTAAAAAAGAATCGGCCAAATCATCCTTTTTTTTGTGTGTATTAAAATAGTTTACTTTCTCGTTTAATCCAGTGTCATTAGTTATTATTTCTAAACACCTTGATATACCAAGTTTTTTTCTGTTTGTATAGCTTGTTTTATTCTCGGTAACAAGGCAATCTTTTAATTTGTTAGATGCGGATATAAATTCAATATGGTCCACTTTTATAGTTGACATAATAAAATATTGAACTATCATTCCTTGAATTGTTTTCATTCTATTCGCAATAGGGCTTATTTGATTTTCAATAATAACATAATCAATATCAACTTCATTCGAAAATAAGTTATTAAATTTTGTTTTCATGTTCCGCCCTATTTTAATCAGATCAATTTTGGAGGCGTTTGTATTTTTTACTTCTGTAAAACATGTTTGTACGACGTATTGGTTTATCAAAGATACTAAATCGGGTTTTTTAATAGGGGTCTCATAAGGTATGTTATATTTTACTGCTATATCGTGTAATTTTTGAATTTTTTGTTTATTAATATATGATGGTTTTAATTCTGATGTTGGTATTTGATACTGTTGTTTTTTAGAATGTTTTAAACAAAAACATTTATCGTCTTTGGTGAATTTTGCTGGTTTATTACAAATAGCATTTTTCTCTACATAACAACATTTTAATGTGTCTTCTTCTTCTGAAACATTAACTACATCCCATTTTGTAATGTTAAAGTGAAGGGAATCGTGTGGTTTTTCAAAAAGACAAAATGCCAAGTTTTTAATTCCAACATCAATGCTAAGTATCTTCATATATAATAAATAAGATATTTAGCTTTTAAGTCGATAAGTAGAGATTTAATTTTAACGTTTAAAATTTGCTGGGTTGATAGATGGTGACACCATCCTAGAATTTAATTGTTCTCTGGTTAAATACGGATTTTTTAGGTCGCTATTACAGTACCCAAATCCAGGTGTTGTTGTATCAAAAGCAGACTTAAATGCGTAAGGTACATTATTTGAAGGTGTTCTACCTGTTTGAACGTGGGGGTCTAATCCTAAATCATAACAGGCTTCCAAATTATTATAATTCATAATTTGATTTCCATTTTTCTGTAAATATTGTCGATACTGCCAATTAGATTTAATTTGTTCTTGTTTTTGTATTCTCTCATTGATTACGGCGTCTGGTTGCCAAGAAGCAAAATTTCTGCCATCCGCCATTATAGGCGGAAAGTTAAAATGAATGTTGTTAGATCCTGAATAGCATGTTGCCCAACTCATGTTATATTATTGCTATATAAAATTCTTATTCAACTTCCAGCAATTTAAGCAGATCGCTTTTTTTTAATTTAGCGGTCTCTGTAGATAATCCCCGTTCATTCACAATACTTCTTAACTTGGGAATTGACATTTTTTTAAAATCGATTATTTCTTTTGAATCTTCTTCTAAACTAGGCATATTAATTGATTTTAAATCAAACAACGAAACTTTTTCTTCTGTAAATGAGCTATTATTAAAATTAAGGGGTTCTAATTCATCAGCATTGTTATGTTCTAAAGATAAAAACTTTTCTGTATTATTACCTTCCAGTTCGCTCTTACTAGATGCTGAATCCGAGCACGCTTGTTCATCTAAATCATCTAAATTATCAACATTGCTATCCAATTCGTTTTCTACATCATCATCGTCAATATCGTCATTGTATTCGCCGATATTGATTTTTAATACTTTTACACCTAATGATTCACCAATCTGAATAACATTATTTTCTTCTAAAGTAAAATCATTTGTTTTTTCATTATCAGAGTCAGTCGTATCGTTATCGTCATCATCGTCATCGTCGTCCTCCTCATCATCATCATCGTCGTCATCATCGTCGTCATCATCGTCTGAAACATTAATTAATTCAAGATTGGGGGCGCGGGTTGGATTTGGTTTCTCGGGTTGATTACTAATGTTTTGTGACGTAACACTTTGTAAGTTGCCCGCACCCATCATTGACAAATGATTTACCATCATTTTATTGCTATTAAGCTCTTCTGCTAAAGAAGAAACTAAACTTAACATAGAGGCTATTTTATGATTTTGGTCTCGGAATTTGCTTTCGAAATAAAGGGCTAATAGAGCAATTGCAAGTAGCAATATTCCTAAAAACATTAAAAATGTTGGGTTAAATAAATCTGTTAAAGAAGCCATATTATTACAAAAAGGTTATATAAATTAATTTATTAAACTAACGAATTTGTATTTTAAATAACTAGTCAATCATAATAGTTTTATCAATTATTTCTTGTGGATAATTCATCTCGCATAATACATTTATTCCTCCCTTAATTTCAGATATTCCTTCTTTGAGTGTATAGCTATAATTAATTTTATTATTTGTTTTTGTAGTAATCATATGTTGATTTGAGATGCCTATATTTTTCTTTAATTTTTTTGCTACCTTTAAAAAATGTGTTGTTAATAGACATGAAACGTTTTTATTTTTAATCAAATATTCCATGAATGCTATTGCACTAATAACTGCTTCATCTGGATTTGTGCCCGAATAAAGCTCGTCAAATATACAGAAATGAGAGTCGGATTTGTTTGAATTTACAATATCTAATATTTCTTTACATCTTCTTGCCTCTGCTTGAAAAAGGCTGTCTCTGCCAGATGTATCAGGTATATTTATATAGCAATGTATATATTTATAAGGGTTAATGTTGGCCGACTCATAAAATCCACAACCGAATTGCTGTGTGAAAATAATATTAATTGTTGTTGATTTTAATATAGTTGTTTTGCCTGATGCGTTTGGCCCTGTAATGATTAAGTTTTTATTTAATTTGACTGTGTTTTTAACGTGTTTATTATTAATTAAAGGCGCATAATAACTCTTTTTAAAAATGGTTTTCTTATGTTTGTCGGTAAACGATGCGTAGTTTATTTTTTTTTCACTGATATTTGTTATTAATCCTTCTAAACAATCAATATATCCATTAAAACCGAATGAATACATTAACGCGTCATTATAAACTTTGTTATCGTGCAATTCATAAAAGTATTTGAGAACACTTCCGATTTCGTGTATTTTTCTAAAATTTGTTAGTTTATATTCTGAAATGCTTGATATTTTAAATTTTAACTCAGAAAGTGTTTCTCTTTTCTCTCTTAATATCTTATTAAATTCAGATTGTGATAATAAATCTTTTGAAAATGTTATATAATTGTCAATTGACTGTATAGTATAATTTAAATAAGAGTTTATTTCATTGAAGTATTTGTGAATTTTTATCATATTATTATTAAATCTTACGCATACCATTATATTTTGATAAATTGAGAAAACATAAAAGGCGGCTGAAACCAGCATATATATTTTTTCGTTTGCGGATACTTCGCTAAATTTTGTGAATAGTTTGCCAATTGCGTGACTCTCTGCTAAACCTTTTAAAACATCTCCATACTCAGATAAAGTTAGGTTTAACCCTTTCATTCTTATAACAAAAAACGGAATAATCAAAATTATAACTGGTATAAAGAGAGAAATGACAGGCGATGTCATATTGTATAAACTCATAAACTGTAAGAATTGTTCTGATTTATTTAAAAAATCCAATGCGTCCCAGTCGATATAGTAGTATTTTTCTTTAAAATCGGCTTCAGATTTAATTTCATCCCAAATGTCAGTAATATTTTTATAATTTGGCGAACAATCCACATATTTTTGTTCTATTTTTTTGTAATCTTTTAACAACTGTTGGCTTTCTGTTAGAAAATTTGTGTCAGTTGTGTAATATTGAGAAATTTGACTAATAAGCTTTTGAGATAATTCGTTGTCACTATTAAAAAAATAGTTATAGATTGGTTCACCCCCAGATACATCAACAGTTTTTACTAGCTCTAAATCGTCAATAATGTTAGTTTTAAGTTTAATTTTTTTGTCATTGTAATAGATTGGCAACTTAAAAAAATCGTTAATTTCTTTTAGGTGCTTAACTTCATTTGTCATTTATTATATTTTAAACTAGAAATATAATAAGTTTATTTTACGAATAGAATCATAACCATTAAAATTTTTGTAAAAATCCTAAATCAGCAGGCAATTCTTTAATTTGAGTAGAATAGTGACCTTCAATCTCCTGCATTTTACCAGTATCTCTTCTAGTAATAAAGTTAATACCTACGCCTTTTCTTCCCCATCTTCCACTTCGGCCAATTCTGTGCAGATAAGTGTGTACACACTTTGGTAAATCGAAGTTAATAACGATACTTACTTGTTGAATATCAATACCACGTGCGGTCACATTAGAAGAAATCATAACACGTGATTTCCCACTTCTAAATTCATTAAAGGCAAATTCTCGTGCTGATTTTTCCATATTACTATGAATACAGCAAACAGGGAATTCATCTTCGCACATAGCATCATATAAATCAGCAACCCGTTTTACGCTATTACAGTAAATAATACACTGTGAAACGCTGAGAAATGAGAAAAGGTGTTTAAGAGTCGCATATTTTTGTCTATCATCGTCTACAGCAACATAAAATTGACCGATACCTTCTAGAGTCAACATTTCCGTCTTAACACTGATTTTGATCGGATTACGCATGATTTTGTCAGTAATTGGATAAACACTTTGAGGTAGAGTTGCGCTGAATAGTGCGACTTGGATATCGGAATTAAAATATTGAAAAATATTGTATACTTGCTCTTTAAATCCAGATGACAACATTTCATCTGCTTCGTCTAGAATAACAAGCTTAATATTTTTACACGAGATTCTATCACGTCTCAACATATCAGTCACGCGACCAGGGCATCCACAAATAATATGAGGCGTATTTTTACTTGAAAACCCAGAACTTTCCTCAATAGCAGAGCCACCAAACAAGGTTTGAACTCGAAGCGGTTCTTTTTTACTATTTACCATCATACTACCCATTGTACTCATTACTAGTCCAGTTTGTATAGTTAATTCTCTTGTTGGAGATAGAACCAAAATTTGAGTATTATTAATCTCCATATTAAGAATAGCTAGAGCACCAATAGCAAACGCAGCCGTTTTTCCTGTTCCCGATTGTGCTTGGGCGATAATATCTTTTCCATTGATAATCGGAAGAATTGATTTTTGTTGAATTGGACTTGGTTTTTCAAATCCATACGCAAAAATACCTCTAAGAATATCAGTATGTATTTCTAATTCATCCCAGGAATTAATTTCATGTGAAGAATCTATAGTTTCTGGTTCTTCTTTGTTACACTCACTGTTAAGTTCATTCATAGATGACATTATATACAGTGTTTACATAAATCTATTTAAGTGTATTTAAAAACATTATTATATTTTTAAAAAAAATTGATATAAACAATAAAATACATACTAAAATACATAGATATTATGACGACACTGAGATATAACTTAAATGATTTTAATGAAACAATTTTCAACGGTTTTAATTATGTGTTACCAGCTGAAACTGTTAAAATTATATCAGAACTATCTCTAGAAGTCGGGTCACCAAATTATGTAAAAACTCCTATTTTTCAGAAAAGAGAAAATCCTATGAAGGTAGACCCGGGTGCTGCAGTAATAAAGGACACAACTAATTTTAAGAAGAAACGCAGTAATAAAAATATGGAAGTGTTTAATGACGAAGACTGGACTTCATTGAGAACTTTTCAAACGACAAAAATCGAAGAAAATGTTGGAATAGATGCTCATATAGATAACATCCGATCATTGTTAAATAAATTAACCGATAAAAATTATGCGGATATGTTGGCAAAAATATTTGTTGTTTTGGATACGATTATATTGGATAATAGTAATTCAGATGATATATCAAAAGTTAGTTTTACAATTTTTGAAATAGCATCTACAAATAGATATTATTCAAAAATATACGCAGATTTGTATTCTGATGTTATTACTAAATATGATATGATGAATGGAGAAGTGGAAAAAAATCTTGGTAAGTTTATGGAATTATTTACAACAATTGAGTATGTGGATTCAAAGGTTGACTATGATAGATTTTGTGAAATCAATAAAATAAACGAGAAAAGAAGGGCTTTGTGTTCGTTCTTTGTAAATTTGTCTATAAATAATATAATTCCAAACAAGACAATTACAAATATTACTAGAAATTTGTTGTATCAGATTTATACTCTTATTTCACAAGAAGATAAAAAGAATGAGGCTGATGAGCTTGCGGAAAATATATTTATTTTGTATAATAAAGAGTTATATTACGAGAACTGTGATTATGAGTTGATAGATGGTCAATCAATTATAGAAGTTATTAAAAAAATCGCTCATAGTAAAGTTAAAGATTATAAGAGCTTGACAAACAAAACCATTTTTAAATTTATGGATATGATTGATATGTAAATAATAGTCTTTGAATAGCATTTAAATATAAAAGAGAAATAATTTATATAAATATGTCAGTAGGCAAAGATGAAAACGTTTTTTTTTCGATTGATGATAATGATATTAATCCTCTGGTTGACCTATCGGCAATTTTAACTGCGGTTGAGAATACAAATATTATTGAAAATGACGAAGATTTGTTCGTTTCACAGACACTTAATTATGAAGTTAATTTGAATGTTAAAGAATTGATGCTGATATGTGAATATTATGGTATATCAAAAACGGTAAAGGCTAACAAATGTAATAAATCAGAAATAATTTATTTTTTAGTAAACTTTGAAAACGATCCTCGAAACGAGGAAATCGTTTGTAGAAGAAGAAATATATGGTTTTACATTAGTGAAATAAAAAATGATAAGTTTATGAAGAAATATGTATTATGGTAAATAAATAAAATTTATATTTAATTTTGTATTAAATATAAAATATTGTAATAAATTATAAAATGGTTTTATCGAAAATAAACAATAATGTAAGTTATCCTGAATTAAAAAGCGTAGATACAGAGGATTTAAAAATGGAAGCAAACTTGTATCAACTAGAAATACGTGATATAGATGTCATTATAGCAGTAGGGAAATCTAAGAATACATTTGAAGAAGATAATATTTTATTTTTTCCAGTTTATTTAGTTAAACACAATAATAAAGTTATTCAAATTGGTGTATATGAAATTAAAGCATCCGATTATATAAGTTATCTTGACAATAATAATGATTTGGATGTTGAGAAACTTGATGAGCCATTAATATATACGTTTGTTACGAAAGAAATGTTGAATAAATTGAGGATGAAACCAGATGAACCTCTAAGTCGTGTTGATGTATATGATAGTGATAAAGAAGCAGAATCAGATGACGAGAAAGAACCGAAAAATGATGAAGATTATAAGATACCTGGCGAAAGAAGCGATATCTTCGTTTTAACAACAGGGGTACCAATTTCGCCACAATTAAAAGAAGAAACACAAAAAATCGCGAAAGATTATAGGGAAAAATACCATGAATCGCCAGATGATAATTGGATAGAAAAATTTATGTCAAATAACAATTATTCTATAATAGATAATGAAGGTGGAGGCGACTGCTTTTTTGCAACAATAAGAGATGCTTTTTCTAATATAGCCCAACAAACGTCTGTTAATAAATTGCGAAAAAAATTAGCCGACCAGGCAACAGAGGATATTTTTTTACATTATAAGGAACAATATGATATGTATAATATAGCTATTTTAAAGGATACTAATGACATAAAACAATTAGAAGCCGACTATATTTCTATAAAACAAAAATTTGCGAATGTGTTAGATAGAAACGAACAAAAAGTGCTTATGGAACACGCGAAAGAGATAAAGTCTCATCATGATAAATTGGTTCATGAGAAGAAAATAACATCTGAAATATTGAAAGAATTCAAGTTTATGAAGGGTATTGATACACTTGAAAAATTCAAGAGTAAAATTAAAAAGTCTGATTATTGGGCGGATACGTGGTCTATATCTACACTAGAGAGAATTCTAAATGTAAAATTTATTATTTTGTCTAGCGAAGCGTATAAAAATGGTGATACCAATAATGTTTTACAATGTGGACAATTAAACGACGTCATTTTACAAAATAAAGGGATATTTAATCCTGAATTTTATATTATTATTGACTACAATGGAAACCATTATAAAACAGTAGGATATAAAAAAAAAATGATTTTTAAATTCAGTGAAATACCTTATGATATTAAAAAAATGATAGCGGAAAAGTGTTTACAAGGCACAGATATGTCAGGACCATTTTCAATTATTCCTGATTTTAAAAAATTTAAAGATTCGACTCTTAAGGGGAATAATATACCGAAAGATACTGATACTCACTATGATGACTTAAGTGAGGCTAAACTTAGAGGATTATATGACGACGATATTGTGTTTTTGTTTTATTCGAAATCAAATGGAAAACCTTTACCTGGAAAAGGAGCTGGAGAGAAAATACCAAACGAGAAGTTGAAAGAATATACAGAGTTAGCGACTATACCTGAATGGCGTAAAAAACTTTCCAACTTTTGGATAGGTAAACCAATTACAATAGATAATCATCAGTGGGCTAGTGTAGAACACTATTATCAAGGCTCTAAATTTAAGAAGACTCATCCTGAATTCTATTTAAGTTTCTCGCTTGATTCAGGTACCGACCTTTCAAAAGACGCCGCAATGGCAAAATCTGCTGGAGGTAAAACCGGAAAATATAAGGGAAAACTTATCCGACCTATTGAAGTCACGATAGACCCTGATTTCTTTGGAAAAAGACATAAACAAGAAATGTATACTGCCCAGTATGCGAAATTCACACAAGATGACGATTTAAAAAAATTATTAGCAGCAACTGGAAACGCGAAACTAACCCATCATAGTCGTGGTTCTCCACCAATAGTGTTTGATGATTTAATGATAATACGTGACAAAATTAAACGCAATGATGTTTAATCCTAAAACCATATTTATAATTATACTGAAATATAAATATGATTACAACCCAACTATTTTTTTTAGGCAACCAGCGCCTTTAACTAATTTTGGAAAACTTAATAAACTGACACACGAGTCAATCAATTTGTCTGTAAGTGCAAAAAACGCATCTTGATTTGCTTCATCTATCTTTATTTTTCTCTCTTCAACTAGTTTATGAACCGTAAATTTTAATACTGTTCCGCACGCCTTTGCTGTTTTTTCGCTGTCTAGACGAATATCTTTCGCTTTGTAAATCAACTCGTAAAGTTTTTGAACTAATACAATAAGATTTGGAATATCATTTGAGTCAATTTTGTTATCCTTCACAATTTCTATGAAGACGGTTTCAATTTCGTTTAAAAATCCGGGTGATATTTTTAATACTTTATTTATTATGGCTTGCGTTTTTTCATCCAACTGTATATTAAGCTTTCTTTTAGACTCATAAGCTACTAATGTTTCAAGAATCATTTTTACTTCTAAATTAGTATCAACAACTGTTAATTCGGCAACGTCTGTTTTATTTTCTTCTACTAAAGACATTTTATATTAGTAAATAATATAATTATTGATTTATAACACAATTACTTCCTTGGGCGTTTATTTTTGGTGTTAGATTATTCGCACAACAACCATAACGAGTACCTGCACAACCGCCTATTGGTTTCGGAGGTATGGGACCAGGTCCAGGAGGTCCAGGTCCAGGGGGTCCAGGTCCAGGGGGTCCAGGAGGTCTAGGTCCAGGTCCAGGTAAATATCCTGGACCGGGATTATATGCTGGACAATTTGTGCCATAAAAATTTATTTTTGAATCAACCCCATTTGGACAACACCCAAAAGCAGTTTGGGTGCAGTTAGCGGTGGTACCGTTTCCAGTGCTGACTATTTTTATATTATTTAATATTATTAAAGCTAATAAAATAATTGCTAAAATAATGATTACAAACGAACTCATATAATAATTAAACAGATTAAAATATTAAGACAATTAAAAACTAAATTATCATTTACACATATTTAAAAATAAACTAATAGCATACTATTATAAGAATGAAAATAACAAAATGTAGTAAATTGTTAATGTCGTTTTTAATAAAAAATAACCATGTAAATCACGTAATACCAACTAAGAAAACTGATGTAATTATACGTCAACTATATAATGATATACTTGAATCATATAACTATTTATCATCATTAAAACAATCAAACCGTAATTTTTATAATATAACCATAAAAAAAATCAAAACTTCTGTTGAGATAACAAAACCCAATAATTTTAATGCGAATAGCTTTCCTGAAGAAGTAAGAAATCATATAGATGAAACAAGTATATCTGAAATATCGTATACTTTTTCTCTCTTTGATAGAAATATTAGACTAATTTTTATAACAGATGAGGACGCAACCAACCTAAAAGTTGATATTTATAATAACTATGTTGATAATATTATCATTTGGTTATATATTTTAAACGAGTACTCATCAAAACAATGTTCTAAAAATTTGGTAGTTTATTTTTATTTTACGTCGCTGACAAAAACGTTACCGGATTCGTGTGTTTCTATTTTAGATGAAATACATGTAAATACCGCGTTTACAACTACGTGTCCAAAGGATTCGGAAATTGTTGTATTTCGTAAAGAAGAATGGTTTAAGGTTTTTATACATGAAACAATTCATAATTTTGGGTTAGATTTTTCAGACATGAATACCAATGAGTCCACAAGACACATTTTAACCATTTTCCCAGTGAGCTCAAATGTTAATTTATATGAATCATACACAGAAACTTGGGCGGAAATAATGAATGCTTTATTCTGTAGCTTTACTATATTGAAAAACAAAAATAATATAGACGAATTTCACTCTAATTTTGAAAATTTTATAAGTTTGGAGATAACATATAGTTTTTTTCAAATGAATAAGGTTTTAAATTTTATGGGATTAACGTACAAAGATTTATATTCTAAAAACATTCATAGTAAAATGAAAAGAGAGACATTATATAAGGAAAAATCTAACATTCTTTCCTATTATGTTATCAAAACAATATTAATAAATAACTACCAGGGTTTTTTAAATTGGTGTAAAGATAATAATTTTTCTCTCTTACAGTTTAAAAAAACATTACCAAACCAAACAAGATTTTGTAGACTGATTGAAAAAAACTATAAAACACAGTCTATGCTTGATGGTGTGGGTAAAACGCAAGATTTTATGAAACTTTGTAAAGATAAAAAATTTGTAAACAAAGAGTATTTGTCAAAAAACCTTCGTATGACTTTATGTGAATTAGGTTAGGTGGGTTTTACTTTGCTTTCCAAGCAGCGCTAGCATCATCGAAATCAATTTCAACAACATACTTCGCACTATTTTTGTATTTAGTTTGAGTTCTAGTATTCATCTTTTGTGTTTTATGACCATATCATACGTTCAAAATCATCGTTCAATTTTATTTTAATTATTTAAATAATATAAAATTGAGTTTTTTAAACTGTAGTATGACTAAACAATAAATAAACTAAAAACAAACAAAAAATGGGTATCAAGAATTTAAACAAATTTTTAAAAGAAGAGGCCAACGATTCAATAAAATTTATGTCAATATCAGAAATATCTGGCAAGAAGATAGTTGTAGACATAAGTATTTATATATATAAATATACTGCTGAAGATAGTTTAATAGAGAATATTTATCTAATGCTATCTGTATTTCGTCATTATAGTATAATTCCAATCTTTATATTTGACGGTAAACCGCCTACTGAAAAAAAAGAACTACTTCAAAAACGCAAAGATGATAAAAAAGAGGCAGAAAAAGAATATAACAAATTAAAATCTCAAATAGCAAATAATGTAATGGATGACATTGAAAAACAAGATATTATTAATAACATGGACATGCTGAAAAAGAAATTTGTGTGTATTCACAAATCTGATATCGATAACGTAAAAAAATTAATCAGGGCATATGGTGCTACTTATTATGACGCACCAGGCGAAGCAGATGAAATATGCGCATTACTTGTTCTAAAAAATAAAGTATGGGCTTGTTTAAGCGAAGACATGGATATGTTTGTATATGGTTGTACGCGGGTAATTAGATATTTAAGTTTACTTAATCATACCATGGTTTTATATGATACGAAATCTATTTTAGATCATTTGGGTATTACACAAAAAGAATTAAGAGAAATATGTGTATTATCTGGTACAGATTATAATTATAACATAGATGAGTCAAAAAACGCTCCGACACTTTATAAAACACTATCATACTTTAAAAAATATCACAAAGAGAAATCAAAAATAGAATTCTATGACTGGTTAATTGAAAAAACAAATTATATTACCGATTATGATATTCTGAAAAAAATATACGATATTTTTGACATAACCAAAAAGGAAAACGCACTTACAAATTTTGAAAACATAAAAATTATAAATACTAACATTGTAAAGACAGAATTAAGAGAGATTTTAAAAACAGATGGGTTTATCTTTAGTGAGGATAAATAAATAATAAAGAAATTTTTTTTTGATTTAAAGTAAAATAATATATTATTCTATAAATGATTGATTTATATAATAATAAATATGATAGACAAACATTAAAAGACAATATTTATGCGGTTAAATTGATTGATATCTTGAAAACTCAAACTCTAGACGTAACATTTGTTGTGCGTTATATTTTAAATAAAAATTATCAGTTTTCAAAAGATGATGAGGCAATAACAATTGAAACGGTGGTAAAATACCAGCCGCATTTATCCGGACCTCAAATAAGTATTGCGCTTAATTTATATGACGACGATGATGATAGTGTAGATGATTTTGAAACTGTGTCGAAAAAAGAGAGCTGGGTGGATTATATAAAGACTTGTGAATCGATATCCACAAAAGTGCCAGACGAAAACTGAGGGATTTGTTCGTATTTAGATGTTTTTAATAACCCACGCATAGACTTCACCAATTCTCTCCAGGATTTAGGTTGTGAAGTTTTTAAACTCTCTAATAAAGACCACGTCATCGCGCCTTGTGATTTATTATTAATAAATGCGTCTGCGCTTGTTTGTTTATCGGTACATCCACTGATCATATAGACATTACCTAATGTTTCAATATTTTTATCATTTTCGGTATATTTGTCATAATTTAAACTATCTAAAAATTGATATTTAAGGTCTAAAATTGTTCCGCTATGGCAGCAATCAAACATAGCGAATAAGGTTACGTCCTTTTTTAAATATTGTAAAATAAGTATTTTAAAATCATCGTCTGTTATTCCTTGTAAATCACAAGAAACTAACAATTCATCATACCCATCTTTTTCATCCCCATTTTTATCTAAAACATATGAACCGTGCCCACTATATAAAAAAAATAACAAATCTCCTGATTCCGAGTTAACAAGAAGTTTTTTAAATTCATCAAGAATATTCTCTCTTGTTGGTTTCTTTACTGTTAAATCAGTAAGGGTATTAATTGTTGTGAAGCCTTCGTTATTTATTCTTTCTTTAATTGAATTCACATCATTTATACATCCAAATAATTCGTTTTGTGTACCGGTATAATTAATACCAACAAGAAGGGCCTTTTTGTTTTTAGCAAATGTCACTTTTTTAGGTGTATAATTATTCACAGATAAAATATCATTGTTTAATTTAATTTTCAACGCGTTAACATTACTAAAGTATTTTGATATTAAACTATTAATTCGTGCTTGTTTTATTTGTGAATGTAATCTTTTATCGCTTTGAATATTTTTAATAGAACTATTTAAAGTAGAGTTTAATACGGATAAATTAATAGAATAAGATGTGTTAAGTTCTGAAATCCTATTTTTTTTATAAAGCACTAGATCGTCTCCCATTATATTATATCTAAATATATTTAAAAACACAAAAATTATCATTATTAGTATTAGTATTTCAATTTTTGATACTATAAATTATTTAGTCCGCGTGGACTAGATAATTTTTATTTTATTTTATTTTATATTTAAACAGTAGCGGCTACATCCTTGTTAGCCTTGGCGAAGTGAGGAGACATGTATCGCTGAAGATTGAAATAAGTGAGCTCGTCGCTCTTCTTGAGCTTCAAAAGGGTTGCAAGTTTGGTATCAGGGTTAATCTTGCGTCCATTTTCCTTGTCCTGGAGGTTGTGCGCGCGGATATAAGTGTTAATCTCGCGGGTGACTTCAGTGCGAGCCATCTCTGATCCAGAGGGCTTCTCAAGGAACTTGGCAAGCTCATCAGAAATTCTGGTGGGCTTCACAAACCCAGAAGGAGCACGGTTACCAGCCTTGCGCTTGCGCTTGGAGGATTGCTTCTGTGCGGTCTTGAGCTCACGAGTCCACTTCTTCTCAAGGGTTCTGTACTCAGCCTTCAAGGATGAGATGAGAACACCGAGCTGTTGGAGCTTGGCAAGGAATTCAACAGATTGCTCGGCAATAGGAGCCTCGCCTTCAGCAGACTCAACAACAGTCTCATCTACAACAGGAGAAGCAGAAACTGCGGGAGCAGCAACAACAGGCTTGGCCTTTTTAGCGGATTTCTTCACAACAGGAGCGGAAGCAGCGACCGGCGCGGTAGCAGCAACAACAGATTCAACAACAACGGGAGCAGCGGTCTCAACAGATTTAGTAGTCTTGGTTCTAGCCATCTTATTATACTATACCTAAACATTTACTTTTTAAGTGATTTAACGCAAATAATATATATTGTTACGATAATATGGTAATGCTTCCTAAATAAAACCCTTCGGTCCTTTTAAAAATAACTCACTGATTGATAAAGCCAAGGAAGAGCTGTAGCGGTACTTTCATTAACTAAAGTTAAAGCTCCTAAAACATAATAAGAGCCTAAAGATTTACTATCGACATTAACACCTGTATTAACTATTTTTTCTAAAACTTCAAGAACTGCCTTTTGAACATTACTCATATTTGTTTCTGTATGAAGATATGCTAAACTTAAATTCCTAAAGGGGTCACCCACAGGCGGACATATATTTATTTTTGTTTCTGTGGATAATTGTGCTCTATAATTCCAAATATCTCCAAGTTCTCTCACAAATCTTATTATCTTAACTCTTGGTAAAGAGAGAAACCACTGTGGATCGCTATAGTTTCCCAATGCGTCAATATTTTGAAAAAGTGATAATGCTCTTAATTCAACTGTCTTTTCTAATGAAAAAACCAGATTATCATCTTCATTTTGTAAACATAATTTTTGTTTCAAAATCTTGCTTAATTGTAGCAGTATTTTAATATTTTTTAAAACATATGCTGGAATAATTGCGCGATTATATGGATTCTTTATTTCACTCCCGCTTTTAGAAAATAAATTATATATAGAAACTATATCAAATCCATAAATAAAGCCATCAACGTCTTTAAAGCTTATAAATTGATTGAATTTAATCTCATCGAGTGGTTCCATTGTAACAAAATCGGCGTGATTGGTGCACAATTTGCGGTTCATATATGCTGGACCATGCAACATATTAAATGTTCTTTGAATAACTCCTCTAACGATTTTTTGAATTTTAATTAAATACGATGACAAATAAAGAAAAGAAAAAATTCTATTTACAAGCTGATTTTTATTTCCACCGATTTTTAATTTATAATGTTTTGCTATTGATTTTAATTGTGGGACATTATAATTATACTTCACAATATCGTCATAATTTTTTATAGTTGGAATACTAATTTCATCATCGGATATTCTTATTGGTTTCTTTACAATCGGAATAAACTGTTCTGATTTATTCAATATAATATTCATGAACTCCTCTGTTGACAGGTTATTTGTTTTATTTTTGTTCAAAAAGATACTCATATATTATAATTATATTTTTCTTTTTGAATTGTTTTGATATAATTAAATATATTATGTTACGATAACTCGTAACGATCTGTAAGCGCCTGCTCACAATATCATTTATATTTAAAAAAAAAATTGATTTAAAGGTAACCCAAGTATATAAATCATACTCGTATACAATGGCTGACTCAATCATCGACGGAACTCAAATCAATACCAATGTGTTTTCATACTCTGCTCCGAAGGCTCATGCCTCTGGAGGAAAAGTGGTTAACCTTTATAATAAAAATACTCGAGAATCTCTAACTATTTCGACACCTCTGTTGCTAACATGGGGCGCACAGGAAGGTAAGGACCAACAGGGTAATACTACTGGAAAGTGGACGATGAGTCTTCAGTTTCCGAATTCTGAATATCCTAACGCAGATGGAGAGGCATTTCTAAAATCTATGCGCGCTCTAGAAGCAAAGGTAAAGGCTGATGCTATGACTTATTCCAAGGAATGGTTCGGCAAGACCATTACTAGTCCTGAAGTAATGGATGAAAAGTTCAATGTGCTACTACGACATCCCAAGATTAAGGGGACTCAAGAGCCCGATACTTCTAAAGCACCAACTTTGACCGTTAAGATTCCTTGCTGGAGCGGAAGTTGGAAGTCTGAAATTTACGACGAAGAAGGAGAGCCTTTGTATGTGAATGGCAAGACTAATAGTCATTTGTCTCCTCTAGAATTTATTAAGCCAAAGACTCATGTTATTTGTTTGATTCAATGCGGCGGTCTTTGGTTTGTGAACGGTAAGGTATCGATTACTTGGAATTTGAAGCAATCCATCGTTCAGAAGCCGAAGAACAGTATGGAAGGTCAATGCCTTCTTAAACCTAAAGCCGCAGATAGGGAAAAGTTGAGAACAATGGAACTACCTGTAGATGTTATTGTAGACCCGGATGGAGGTGTAAGTGCTATGGTCGAAGATAGTGATGATGAGGAAGAAGAGATCGAAGTAGTACGAAAGCCAGAGCCTATTGTCGTACCCGTGCCTGAACCGGTAAAAACAGAGGTTCCAGTAGCAGCAGCAGTAGCAGTAGCAACAGAAGAGCCTAAAAAGAAGCGTGTTATTACCAAGAAGAAGGCCGAGCCGTAGATTTAGTAGAACAAATTTAATTTAATTAACCTTTAAACATTTAAAATATAGAGTTTTTTTTATTGATTTATAATTAGAGAATAACTATTGTATATTGTTATAATATAATGGATATTATAAAAATTTTATCAATTCAAAAGGATGATAAACAAAAATGGGTTAAATATTACGACCTTGAAACTTACAAATATTATGATTATATTTTAAACTTACTACCAAATAACCAGAATATATTAGAGGTGGGAAGCGGTGGAGGTGTATTCTATTCTAAACACAAAGATATTCTAACCAAACGAAATAACAAATATACTTGTATAGATATTGATGAACCTAGCATTGAATATTCTAAACAGAAATGCGATTATGTTGATTTTTTTGTAAAGGATATTTGCGATTTTACAACAAATGAATTAAAGGAGTTTGATTTGTTATTAATGGTTCAATCGTATATGGTTATTCCTAACTCAAAAAAAATACTAAAAAAATATTTCAAAGCAAACCCTAATGGATGTGTTATGTTAGTATATACATCGTTTCATGATAGTTTGGTTATCCCTTCTAATATAATTAGAACCATTATAGGAAATAATAAAATGTCTTACGGTAGGTCTATAACTTTAACTGAAATTGATGAATTAGGCAAGTATTTAGAGAGAAAAATAACAAACATAAACATATGTAAATCTCTGTCTGGTTTTGATGAATATTTAACTATTATCCGCTAAAAGATAATAAAATCATTATAATTTTAATTTATAATTATTTACTATAAATTAAAATACTTGTTATATAATTGTAATCTTGACAATAATATCTGCTTTTTCAGTAACATTATAAATATCATCATTCACTTTTGATAGACCTTCATTTTTAATTCTATAAACCTGTTCTTTTTTCATAAATAAATTGGATAACGGTATGCTAAATTTTTTGTCGCCTAAATTAAATGTAATATCATTATTGTTTTTTAAGAACTCAAATAGGGTATCTGATGGAGAGAAATACTGTATGTCAATATAAATATTATTATCATCGTCTATTTTTACATTTTCATCCAATTCTGGCTCACATAATACTATTATTTCATTTCCAGAACCATCAAAATAAAGTTCATTGAACCATAATGGTACTAAATATAACTGTTCGTCTACATATAATTTGTAAAGGTTGTTATTTAATAAATCGGTAATGCTTGGATTTAATTTATATATTTCAACATTTCCATACTTTTGTATAACTATTTTTCTTATTTCTTCTAAAATATTTTCATCCAAATGAAGAACAAACCGATATTTAGAGAGAAAAACATACACACCAACTGACATATCTTTATCTAAATTATCAAACAGCTTTAATGATATTTTTTTACATCCCATTACAATATCATTCACTAACTGTGATATTATATCATTATATTTGCTCTCCATCATACTTCTCATAAATATTTGTAGTATTTCAAAATATAATGAGGACGACGGTTCCGTATCCTTTTTATCATCAAATGTGTCATGGTTTAAATGTCCAATTTCTCTCTTTAAAAAATCATATGCTTCGTTTATTGTTTTAAATTTTTCGTTAGATGCTTGTGTGTTACCATTTTTATCTGGGTGGTTCTGAAGTGCTAATTTGTGGTATTTCTTTTTTAAGTAAACCAATGTAATATCTTTAAACTCTACGTTATCTATATCTATTTCTAGTACACAAAATGCGTCTTTATAATTCATATTTTATATGAAATCTAAACTTTAAGTAATAAAATTATTATTTTTTATTAAACTAATTTATTCGTATATTACATAAATGGCAATTCATACGAGCGCTATATTCTATCGTAGAGGTATTCCAAATACTTATAACAATTTTGCGTTTGTTTCGCAAGCAAATAATACAGTTATATCTCCGATGAGTCGTTACTTAAAAGGATATAATTTTTATAATCGCAATTTAATTAATACAAATGTTAAACGACCATTCCCTTGGCGTGGTTAGAATTGTTTGTCTAAAACCCATGTATTTGTTTTGTTAAATAAAATAAATAACTCTCAAGATGATATATTGGTCTATAATTATTATTATAATATTGAAAGAACCCATAAGTCTTTAGCAAAACCGATGGTAAATGACAGTCATTAAGTTTTTTTTCTTCTACAAGACAAGAAATGATATACCATATACAATCTGTTATATCTAAATTATAAATAAATATATCATATAATATATCTCTAAATTTCAAAAATTGTAAATCGTTTATATTAATCATATTCCGAATTATCTTATTACAAATTATTTTATACTGTAACATTAAATCCTCGTCATATAAATGAAGCATTTTAATATTTGTAATATTTTCTAACTTAATATTGTTAGGTAATTTGTTTTTTATACATTTAGTATAAGCTATTTTTGTAGGTCTTTGTATATTAATGACTTCACAACAATTTAAGATATTATCTGGTATAAAACTCAACTCTTCTGTAATTATAATAAATGTTAAATCCACCGATATTGAATTGTTTTGTTGCATATAACTATAAAAGTTATCTAACAATTCACTATGTATTTCATGAAAATATTTACAAACAACTATACCAGACTTGTCTGATTTTGCAGAGACAATATCAATTATCTGTTGATAAATTTCATGCCAAAATAGTTTAGAATTACACCCTAAGAGAGACATATCAATTTCATAATGAATATCACTTATTTTAAAGAAATATTGCTGTTTATTATAAGTTATACTAATTTTTTTCTCATATTTTAATTCTGTAGGACTATACTTTTTTATTGACTTTAACATTTGAGTATATTTTCCGGTTCCACTTGGACCAAAAAAAATTAAATTCTTCAACTGTTGTAGCGATTTTGGAAATTTTGCATATAATTTATCCAATTTCGGATGTAAATTTTCTCTATTATTCTCAGATATATATTCTTCGAAATGAGTTTCATAAAATTTCATTATTAATATAATAATGAAACACTCTTTATTTAATTTTAAAACTTAAAACATATAATTAAAATTAAACAATCTTATTTACTTAAAAACAAAACGATAATATAGTGATATGAATATTGTAAAAAATATAGAACAATACGATGAAAATAACGTTTATTTTTTCGAGCCAATTAAAAATAATATTATGAATGAGGGCACCTTTATCAGAATACTATATTCCACCGAAAATTTTATGTTAAATGGAATATATTTACATATTACATTAAATGATATATTTTGTGAAAAGTATTATAACAAATATAGATGTATGTTTAATACTGGTACACATAAGGAAATTATTGACTCGCTGAAAATAATTGAGGACAGCCTATTGAAAAAACTAGAAATTAAAAATAAAGTACCTCAATTTAAAATTAACGAACAACTTAAAAACGGTAATATTAAATTGTTTTGCGAAATAAGTAACAAAACATGTTGTTCTTTTATATTAAAAATATCTGGTATTTGGGAGACACCAACTAATTATGGACTAACATACAAATTTATTAAAATCAATAACTAACCATCTGTTCTAAAGAACTTTAATATAATATACATAATCATTGAACACATCGCAGTTAATACACCTAATAAATATATTATACTAGATGTTACTTTTGGTATTTTACCATTTGCTTCAAATTCTTTTGTCGTAATATTAGTATAAACCATGTATATCTGAAGTAGCAACAAAATAATTGTTATATTGCTAAATGTATGATAATTTTCTGAAACATGGTTGTCATTAATCGGGTCTTTGTATTTAATTATTAAATATAATACAAACCCTATTACACTAAGCATCAATAAAAAAGGTCCACTTGTCATAAAAATCGACCATATTATCTGAAATGTTGACTGGTTTTGAGTTGTTTCAAATAATTTAGTAAATAAAATTAATAATATCATCATTATACCTAATACTAATACTGAATATCCTGCTAACATAGCCCCATACGACACGCTGCCTTGCGAAAAAAAACTAATAATAAATCCTATTACACTTGCCATTATTAATGCTTTATAAATACCCGCGTACCAATCTTTCATATTATATATATAAATAAACAATATATTTATATTTACATATTACTTATTTTAAGACAATTTTTCCTTTAATGAATCAATTTCGGTTTGCATTTGTTTCATTTTTGATAACATAAGAGGAATTAATTCAATATAGTTTACGGTTTTATAACCAAATTCTTCCTTAGATACTAAATCCGGAAATATTTTTTCCATTTCTTGTGCTATAAACCCAAAATGTTTTTTTTGAGATTCATCTGACTTAAAATTGAATTCAACTGGATTTAAATTCAAAATTTCATTATTCACAAGTTCCTTCACATTTTTTTTCAATGTTATATCAGAAGGGTTTAAAATAGCGCCTTCTACTATTAAATCTTTTTGAATCAATACGTCCGTTTTTGTAGTTGGCAGAATAATATTATTAACAACGCCATTCACTGTTACAGCATTTGGTTTAAACGTCCATATCTGTCCTGGAGTACCAGTATAAAACTGTTTAACATTTTGTGTATTGTTTGGATATTTACCACCATAGTTGTTTATTGTTGCCGACATTTTATAATTAATTAATATATTAATATTTAAATAATAAAAATATTATTAGTATATAAATAATGAATAGAAGTTCTGATGGTTTTCATTTTGGCAATAATTCACCACAGTTTAATCAAAACCTTAATGTTTCAACAAATCATCCTATCATACAAAACGCAGATACATATTATGTATATAAAAAATATGTATCCATCCATTCTGAAGATAGAGATATGGTAAGGTTTCCAAATTCTAGTCTCTTTGAAATAGAATTACCAGAAGATATTAATAATGTTTATAAATTAGCACTTACGGATTGGACGTTTCCTGCTAATTATAATACTTTTTCTGTATTAAATGAAAACGTCATAATGACATTTAAAATCAATATGCCTTATAATCCTAACGAAAACGCAGTAAATAATGACCTTGCCTCTTCTATATTTGAGGCGTTGTATTTATTTGATCAGAATTATGTTATTATAATTGAAGATGGGTTTTATAATCCAGAACAAATGGCTACAACACTTACCAATAAATTTAATGAATCTGTAAGTAATTACATATTAGACTACTTTAATAAACAAATAATTTCTCCATCAGATCCAACAAGACCATCGTCCTTTTGGGAAAACATGAAAGAGGAATTTATTGTTTTAGGACAGTATAAACGGTTTGTAATAGTTTATAACGATGTTGGACAAAAATTTTGGTTTGGTAATACATCGGATGGTTTTATTTTAACCAACGAATTTACTGCGGTATACAATGCGCTAACTCCTAATATTTTATGTGGCGTTAGATCGGCATACAAAGAATTCGCATCGTGGGGGTTGCCTTGTAATTTAGGTCTAAGTAGATGTAATATTACTGCTAACAAAGGGTATAAAATTATTGATGGTACCGAAGTCAATTATACTCCTAGGTTTTACTATGGAGATGTTTTTCCAGGCGATAATGGTTATTGGTTATTGCCCTCTCCTGCGCTCACAGGCTCATTTGTTTATTTTGTAGAAGCTGATTATAAAATTAACTTAATGGGTTATTCACATTTTTATATGGAAATAGAAGGACAAAATTGTTTAGACGAAACTGTTCCATATAACCCTAGCGAATTTACATATACTCGTCCAAATACAACTAATGGTGTTGTAAACTCCGCATTCGCAAAAATAGCAGTTCCAACAACCCCGGTTACGCAATGGTTTGATAGAAATTCTTTACCATATAAATTTTACGATCCGCCAGCAGACAAAATAAGAAAATTAAGCATCAGATTAAGATATCATAATAATCAATTAGTAAATTTTGGTGCGTTTAATTACTCATTTACTTTAGAATTTACTACGCTTCTAAATATGATTAATCGGAAAGTCAACGTCGTAAATTTTACAACGAATGCGTAGTCCTCGTTGTTAGATGTCATATTTTTCTTTTATCCAAGACTTTAAAATAGTTATATCACATATTTTATAGTCTTCTTTAACATCACTGTTAAAATTCTTTAAATCAAAGAACTTTGGTTTCTTCATTTTTGTCGTCTTATAAAATATATAGTCTCCTTTTGGACCTTTTCTTATTGATGTACTGGAATTTATTTCCCTTATATTTTTATTACCATCATCTAAATACTTTTTTACTTCCTCAAATGTTATATTCTCAATTGGTCTATTTCCTAGTTCTTTCAAATTCTTTGAATTTTCTCCCCAAGAAATGTAAATTCCAAACTTCCCTTTTTTTAATATTACATCATTTCCTTCATGTGTACCTAAAATGTTTTGACTTTTTGAGGGTGTAGTGGTTTTAGTTGTCTCTACTATAGCCTCTACTATATCTTCAACAGTATATTCACCATTTTCTATTTTATGAATGTCTATATCCTTTTTAATAGGCTTAAATTTAATCGCTTCTTTGCCATCAATTATTTCTGTAAATTTAACAACTGGTCCATATTTACCTACTATATAGGTGTTGTTTTCATCTAATTTTATTTCTATTTTTGTTTCGTCTTTTAAACCATCTATTAATAAATCAATTTGATTGTTACAATTTTCACAAAGATTAAACCACGTTATATCACCTTTTGCGATTTTATCTAATTCATCTTCCATTAATTTAGTATACTCATAATTAAACAATCCTGCGAAATATTTGTCTAAAAAATCTATAACAATTGACCCGAGCGGTTGAATTACTAATTTCCCTTTTTCGTTACCAAATTCTCTCTTGGTTTCAATTTCAAATATTTCACCATTTTCTAATTCAAAATCTGTACAACTCAATTCGCGCCCTTTAATGTCTTCCTTTTTAACATATCCTCTTTCCTGAATTTTGTCAACGAGAGAAGAAAAAGTAGATGGCCTACCTATTCCCTTTTCCTCCAATAGCTGAATCAATCTTGCCTCTGTGTAATGCTGTTTCAAACCTTTGATTGTAACCTTTGAACTTATCTTTTTATAAGGTATTATTGAATTTTGCTTTATGGTTTGAAGATATTGATATTCTTTATTATCTGTGGAATACTTTTTTTTTACAATTTTCCATCCAGGAAAGTCTATTAACTCGCTAGAATATCCAAAATTCGTGTTTTGAAATGCTGTAATTGTCGCTTTAACTGAATAAAAAGATGCAACTGCCATACAACTTTCTAATGTGTTTTCCCAAATCAATTTATACATTCTTCTTTCCTTGTTATCTAGTCCTTCTGGAAGTTCAACGAGAGAAATATCAGTAGGTCTTATAGCTTCGTGTGCTTCCTGTGGAGGCGGCTTATCAGTTTTCGGTTGTGGTTTTTTAGCAGTTTCTTTTACCAAACTTAATCCAGTATTCATACTGTTTATATTTTCATTTATATATTTCGCATCATAATTTTTTATGATATATTGTTTCGTAGAGTCAATAAAATCATTGCTATATATTTTCGAATCTGTTCGCATATATGTTATAAAACCACCTTCATACAGGGTTTGACAAATTCTCATAGTTTCTTTTGGTGCGTAATGTAGCTCATTACTCGCAACTTGTTGCAGTTTACTGGTTGTAAAAGGCTCTGGTTGTTGTTTAAATATCTTTACAGGTTGAGAACAAGTATAAATATGAGAGAAATCTGCGGAACCATCTAAAAAATCAGTAACTTCATCATCTGTTTCAAACTGTTTATTTAGTTCAAACACTATATTAGAATTTGTAAAATAACCAGTTGTATTATATACTTTTCTCTCGTCATGTTCATTAATGTCTTTTTGGTTATCATATATAAGTTTTAACGCAGGTGTTTGACATCTACCCGCACTCAAAGAATATTCTTTTCCTTTTGGGCTCGATATGAACTTCCAGAGCATCGGTGAAACTTTGAATCCAACAAGTACATCTAAAATTTGCCGCGCTTGTTGAGCATTTACTATATTCATATCTATTGTTCTTGGATTTTTTATGGCCTGCTGAATTGCGGCCTCTGTTATTTCATTAAATGTGATACGCTTTGTTTTATTTATATCTAATTTAAAAATTTGTGCGACGCAATACGCAATTTTTTCTCCTTCTCTATCACCATCTAAAGCTAATATTACCTCATACGCATTTTTAATTTCCTTTCTTAAAAACTCTATTTGCTTTTGTTTGATTGCGTTATTAGTAATGGTATAAGTCGGTGTAAAATTATTGTTAATATCTATATTTTTGAGAGAAGAAAGTTCACGTAAATGACCGTAAGTTGCGATGCATTTATAACCAGGACCCAAATAGTCTTCAATTTTTTTACATTTTGCTGGCGATTCAACGATTACTAATGTAGTAGTGGTTGAATATTTTTTTGGCATAATTATATAAATTTATAAAGATATATTTATATTATTTTTACATATTAACACGTTATTCAATTAGTTTATCATAAACTAAATTATGATGCGGATTAAATAAAATATATTCTTGGATATTCATTTTATATACTAATAAATTTGGAAACCAAAAACTCGTGTCGTTTTTTTGATACACGCCCGAAATATTATACTGTTTATTATTAACAATCTTACATAAATTCATAATTGCGTGTTTATCAAAACTATAAAAACTCAATCTATTTAACTTGTCCTTTTTTCCCATTAAAGACGTAATCTTATAATATCCAATTTTTATGTTTATTTTTTTTAAAATACTGTCGCCTTTTCTCGTTTTAATTTCTAGAAAATTATTTTCTATTAAATATTTTACAAATTTCATAAATTGATACTGTTCTTTAACGGTTATAAAACCAAAACAAAATTTAAATTCATATAATGCTTTTTCATTTGGCGACATATTTAAATAAGGATGAATGTATTCTATTTTATTAAATTGAGCGTCTGTTAAATTGATCGCAGGTGTTAATTTAATTTTTGTTTTTGTAAAAATACTATTTATAAAACTATTATTAAGCCTAGTAATATTTAACAAATTTGTTATTTTATTTACTTTCCATTTATAAATATGTGTGTTTTGTGTTTTATAACTTTTTGCTACATTTAAATCACCAAACCAGCTCGAATTTTGCATTAAACAGTTATCATGGTATTTTAATTCTTCGTTTCTATTATATTCTAAAATTGTTGAGCCTTCATAAAGCTTTGACGCATATAGTGGATACCCTATCTTTAAACTTTTTAATGAAGGGTACACTTTTGTATACATTTTTTTTGTGGTGTTATTTTTTGTTTTTATATTTTTACTCCTTTTTGTCTTCATATTGTAATATTAATAGATTAAAATTATAATATGAGTGAGTTATTTATTCATCTTTTTATATTGATTCCAAGAAATTTTAACCTCTGCTTTCTTGGGCTCTGGTGCTTTTTCATTTAGTTCGTCCAACTTTTCAGCTTTTTTTAAAGCACTGTCGACATAAATTTCTTTTAATATTGAGCCGACCATAAATGAGCCGTCGTGTTGATTTAAATCTCCATCCTCGATTTTTTTTAAAATGTCTAAAAATTTATATAACAAATTTATATCAATCTCGTCCTTTTTTACTTTGTTAAAGATATCCGTATAATAAGTAAATAAAAAGTTAGATTCGTTCATACATTCATTTGAAATTTTTTCAGCATCTCCTCTGTATTTTGCTTTAATTAAAATCATATTGTTAATTTCGTTTCTTAGAATTTGACTATGTTTAAGGGTGCGTATAAATTCTGTTTGGTCTTCCACATTGTTTACCTTAATCATATTTTGTAGTTGCAATCTCTGTTTATCATCCATATTATTATATTATTAAGAAAAAATAATCTTTAATTTAAACTAATAAAATATATTATAAATATAATATAAATGTCAACAACAGTAACAACTACCGCGCCTGGTTTAACTCAACCAACAATGATAGGTATGCAAGCAGGTAATCCGAAAGATTCAGCAATAGCTAGTCAGAATCTGATGAATCAAAAACAAGCATCTTTAAGTGCCGCAGTAGGTGGTAGAAGAAAAAAGAAAGGAGGTGATATTGCTGTGCCACAATTTCAAATGCAGTACACTCCTCAAGGAGGACAAGGTCAAGACCCTAACGCATTAATACAACAAAATTCACAAACTAGCACACAATCAGTTCAAAATGCGTCGATGGATGCAAACGCACTTATTAAAGGCGGAAAGAAAAAGAGAAAGGGAGGCAATTCTGATTGGTCGTGGGGATGTTCCAGCGGGGGTAAATCTAGAAGCAAACGAAGCAAACGAAGCAAAAGAAATAAACGAAGCAACCGAATAAAAACAAAAAAAAATAGAAAGACAAGACGCACTAGAAAATAATTTAGATTTAACAAACAATATTTGTAAATTTATATGAATAATTATATATTATTAATATAAGTTATGCCATCAGGAAAAAATTGGATTAATTTTTTATATATAAACCTTGCTTTTGCTCTATATATAGCTGGTGTTTTTTATTTTAGTCAATTAGCAAATATAAAAGCAAATTGGCCTCTGTATCGGTGTAATCCTATGTATATGCCTCTTGCAGACGATATGGAAAGCAATTTCGTATATTGTATTCAAAATATGCAGGTTAATTTTATGGGTTATTTGTTACAACCTATCACATTTCTTACCAGTTCTATTTCGAACATCATTGGCGGATTTATGAATGACATAAATATGGTTAGAGCCATGTTCGATAAAATTAGAACATTTATAGCATCTATAATTCAATCAGTCTTTGGCGTGTTTTTGAATTTAGTTATAGAATTTCAAAAAATTACAATTAGTATTAAAGATTTAATTGGAAAATGTATTGGCATACTTGTAACCCTAATATATGTTATGGACGGTAGTATTAAAACGATGAACAGCGCCTGGAAAGGTCCTACCGGTCAACTTGTCAGAGCATTAGGAAAATGTTTTGATCCAAATACAAAAATAAAATTACAAAACGGAAATATTGTAGCTATGAAAGACATTAATTTAGGAGATATTTTAGAAAATGGCTCAATAGTTGAGTCAACAATGAAAATAGATAATAAATTAAACCCTGTTCCTCTTTATGTAATTACAAAATCGGGTGTTGACAATGAAGATATTTATGTTACAGGCTCACATTTAGTATTTGACAAGGAAACAAATACATTTATCAAAGTTGAAAATTATACAAAAGCAGTAAAAACTAACGTACAGATAGAATGGTTTAGTTGTCTAATTACAACGGACAATAGAATACAAATAGGGGCAGAACAATTTTGGGACTGGGAAGACCATTTTGTAAAAAATAATATGCTTTAGTCTAGATATCTAATTATGTAAATATAGTAAATGAATATTATCCATTTACTATATATATGGATAATACAACAGGAATAAAAAATATAGAAAAAATGTATGACAAATTAACATATTTTGACCAATACGGTGCTTCTGTATTATTATTTATCATAACTACAATTTTGTTAATCATTTTGGTATCATATTGCTTTACTATGATTAACATTCAACCTATTATAGATGACTGGCCTAATCAAAGATGTAAACCATACATAATTCCATTTGCTGGTTGGGTAACAAAACCAAACGGTACAACAAGCACTGATTACACTTTGACTAATTTTACGTATTGTACTCAAAATATTTTATCAGGAATCACTGGAACTATGGTCGAACCAATTACATTTGTTATTAATACAATTAAAAAAGTACTAGATACTATTAAAGAAGCTATAAATTCTGTTAGAGCTATGTTTGATAAAATAAGAGTTTTTTTTAAAACAATGGCACAAGAATTAATGGGGAGAATAATGAATATGATGATACCACTGCAACAAATTATTATCAGTATGAAAGATTTCCTTGCCAAAATACAAGGCTCAATGACAGCAGGATTATTTACATTATTTGGTGCTTATTATACTCTTAAATCATTAATGGGCGCAATAGCACAGTTTATTATTACTATTTTAATTGCCTTAGCAATAATGATTGCGGTTTTTTGGGTAGTACCATTCACATGGGGTGCTGCAATTGCGAATACCGCAATTTTTGTAGCTATAGCTATTCCAATGTCTATTATTCTTATCTTTATGGTTGATGTTCTTAAAGTACAAACAAGTCTTTCAATACCCAAAGTAAAATGTTTTGATAAAAATACATTAATTACAATGAATGATGGAACAGTTAAGAAAATAATTGATATAAATGTTGGTGACATTCTTGAGCATAACAATTCGGTTACTGGCAAATTTAAGGTTGAAACCAAGGGTTCAGATATGTATATCTTAAATGATATTATAGTCTCCGATTCACATATTGTTAAACATTGTGAAAATTGGATACCGGTTTCAGCCCATCCGGATTCTAAAAAATTTGGTCTATATGAAGAACCCTATTTATACTGCTTAAATACTAGTTCAAAATTTATCACAATTAATAGTCAGATTTTTACTGATTGGGACGAAATAAGCGATACAGATATAAATACTATTTTTGAAAGGTCACCGTTTACATTAAAAGAGAGAAAAGACATTCATAAGTTTCTTGATGGCGGGTTTACAGAAAATACAATTATCCAGTTAAAAGATGGAAGCAGTAAACTTATTAAAGATATAAAAGTTGGAGATATACTTATTAACACAGAATATGTATATGGTTTAGTTGAAATAAGTGGACTAGACTTACACGAACAAAATACATTCACTTTAGGTAATACAAAAATATCAGGAGGACCTAATTTAATAATATGCGATAAAAACATAAGTGTTACTAAAACAATTGATTTAGACAAAGAACGTCACTTTTTAAATTATAAAGAAGAACTTGAAATTAAAAAAGAAAAACTATATCATTTATTAACAGATAAAAATACTTTTAACATTGGAAATATTAAATTTTATGATTATAATGCTTCGATTGACATGTTTTTAGACAAAAGTAAAGGAAAATTATTATCTATGAAATATGTATAATATGGATATTTCAATATTAGGTTTGAAGTTAAATGTCGAGATTTTAATTTTGATTGGCGTTGTTTATCTCATAATAGTTGGCCATACTGTTGGAGGATGTTGTAATTTTCATGGATTAATGGAGGGAATGCAAAGTGGAACTCCCACAAAAAAGAATGTTACAGGTAATAATATGGCCCAAACCGGACCCTCTTCTACATCAAATTCTACTATTAAAAAAGAAGGGTTTTCAGGCGCAAACACAAATTATGGTGAATCTTCCGCATATAGTTTAACAAATAATACCCAAGTTGATACTGCTTCTTGGAGTAGGCCTAATTTAACGGTAACTCCTGGTAAACCATTAAGTCAAGGCGTACAAAACATTTTAAATCGTCAACCCCAACCGGTCCCTTTACCAGAAGGTGAAATGTTACTGTTTGCAAACACCCCATTTAAACCAGAATGTTGTCCTAATACTTTCTCAACCAGTACTGGATGCGCGTGTATGACAACTGACCAATACAACTACTTGGTTATGAGAGGAGGTAATAACGCTCCTTACTCTGAATACTAATTTGTACGTAATATATCACAATTTATATAAATAAATAAATACTTTTAACCATCTATATATATATATATACAAATGGTTAAAACACACAACGCCGTAAAATGACAAATCAGAATGTCACAAAAAGAAACCCTATGTTAGTAAAAACAAAATCACTTGTTACAAAATGTCCTGTAAATTTTAAGCCGTTTGAAGAAGAATTTAGTAAAACAATTCCACAAAATCAATTGATAAAATCTAACGAAGAAAAAAAACGACAGTTTGTAAAAGAAGTTACCGCACGATTCGCACCGAAGAATATTCAACCAAATAACGATTTTTATGATTACATTAATTATGGATGGTTAAAAAATGTTAGTCTTGAAAAACAGCAAGAATATATAGTACAAGTAGACGATTTTAGATTAGCGCAAGATAAAGTATACCACGAACTTAACGAGCTTATTTTAAATTATATTAAAACCCATAATAACACTTTATCAAAAAACCTTAAGAATTATTATACTACAGTCGTAAATATGAACCCGATAGACCAAAGTAAAAAATTAGCAATAGAGTCTGTGAAAACTATAGACGACTTGATACAAAGTAAAAATATGTGGAAGATGCTAGCATTTTTTAATAAAGATGAGATGATTGCTGGAGGAGCTCCATTTGTATGGTCTTTAAACCCTGACGATAAAGACCCTAATACATTTAGATGTTCTATAAGCGCCCATTCATTTTTTACGCTAGATTTGAATATTTATTATGATGATGGCACTGACGTAGAATATAAGAAAAAATACAGAAATGAATTCAAAAAAACATGTAATTTAATATTTGACACGTGTCTTGGTAAAGGTCACGGCTTTAATGGTTCTGACGTGTATGACGTTGAAGTTGAAATTTTTAACGCTCTAGGTTGTAATGATTTTACAACTAAGGCAGAAACATCATACAATAAAGTTACCGCAAATGATGCGATGACTAAATTTGGGTTCAACTGGAAAGAATTTAGTAAAGAGTTGGGGTTCAGTAATACACCTCCATTTTTTATTACAACAAGTTTGAATTATTTAAAATGCGGCACAGATTTAATGGAAAAAAATTGGGATTCCGCAAAATGGAGAACATATTGGATTTACATATTGTTAAGAAGATTAATAAGAATAACCAGAAAATGGGAAACCGTACCTTTTAGTTTTTCAGGAAAATTTGAAAGAGGACAACTTGGCATAAATAAGACTAATGCAGTTAGTGCTTCACTATACATGTCCGTTCCTTTTAATACATTTTTAACAAATCAGTATGTAGATAAGTATGGAAATCCTGAAGCGATTGAATATGTAAGATTATTCTGTAATGACTTGAAACTTGTTTACAGGAGAATAATACAGCGAAACCAATGGATGTCCCCGATTACCAAAAAAGCCGCATTAAATAAGTTAGACCATTTTGATTTTATAATAGGTAAACCTGATAATTTGAGAGAAGACCCTCAACTTAATTATGGGAATAAAAGTTTATATGAAAATATGATGAAAATACATACCTGGCGGTTTGAGAATTTTTTAAAACTAGAAGGTAAACCTGTTATCGATATACCTATGATGGATTGGAATCAATATCCTGTTAAAATGGCTGGGTCACAAGCATATATTGTAAATGCTTCATACACTCCTTCGAAAAACAAAATTTATATCAATTTAGGCTACATACAAAAACCATTTGTTGACTTGGATGAGAGAGGAATTGAATATAATTTGGCACATCTTGGTTTTACAATCGGTCATGAAATGTCTCATGGTTTTGATGATTGGGGTAGTCAATATGATGAAACTGGAAAATTACACGATTGGTGGACCGCAGAAGATAAGAAAAAATTCAAGGCAATTCAGAATGATGTCATAAAACAATATGAGGATTTTGCTGCAAGAGATGGTATTAAATTTGACGCATCTATTGGTGTCGGCGAAGATATGGCAGACATTTCTGGTCTCGCAATTGTAACGGAATTTTTAAGAGATTTCCAAGAAAACAACAAAGATTTGGTACCCATCTCATATTTGTCATTCCAAATATTGTTTACATATTACGCATTCCAGCAAAAACAAAAAGTTAGTAAAAAGGCATTATCCGCACAACTTAAAACAAATCCTCATCCACTTGATAAATACAGGTGTAATATTCCTCTATCTCGAAATACTTTGTTCAGGGCTATATATGACGTGAAAAAGGGCGATGGTATGTGGTGGCATAACACAGATACTGTAATGTAAAATCTTGCCATTTAAATAATAAATTTTATAACCTACTTAAAGGAATATTATCTCTTTTTGATAGTTCGCATATAGTACAATAAATAATTTTTTTACTTATATCTGGTGTTACGTCAATATAATCTTCTACGAATTCATGTTTGCAACATTTATAAATTTTGTTATCGCACTTAATGATTTCTTGTTCTATCGTATCTTTCTTACAAATATATGTAAGCTTAATTTCATTTATTTGTACGATTTCATGAATAATCTTATCAGCATTACTAGTATCTGCGTTCAAAATATGATCCAACTTATACAGAAGTTCATCGAACGAAGTTAGAATACTTTCATTATACCTCAATTTACTATTCAAATTCTTTTTGTATAATAAAAAATTATAAATATCCATTTTTTATTATATATAATATAGATTATAGAACAACGTTTAAACCTTTTTGTAATTTATAAATTATACATACATGCTGTATAGTGCGGAAACATTCCCCTTGTCGATTTTTATCAACTTATTCACGATTTCAGTTGTTACCGTGAATGGGAATTCTACTTTCAGAGACATATCCTCTTCAAACAAATTAGAGCCAGGTTTCATTAAACGATACAAGTTAAGCTTTGTATATATTATTTCAAAACAACGTTTCAAATTTCTTACACCATCTTCTTTGTTACAATGGTTCTCGATAATATAATGAATTGTCTCATCAGGAATGATTATTTCCTTCTCATTAAATCTAACCTGTTCTTGAATTTTTGGAAGCAAATAATTCTTTCCAATAACTGTTTTTTGTTTTTGATTGTAACCCTTTGTCTGGATTCTGTACATTCGGTCTTTCAAAATAGGGTTCACCTTGCTCTCGTCGTTATAACTGAATATAAATAAACACTTACTCAAATCAAAGTTTATCTCCGCAAAATATTTGTCATGAAATTGACTATTTTGTGTCGTATCTGTCAAGTGAGTTAATATTCCTGCGATTTCTTCACCTCTCGGAGTATCACTTATCTTATCAAGTTCGTCAAAGTAAATAACAGGGTTCATACATTTGCTATCAATCAAAATTTGAACTATTTTTCCCCATGTGCTTCCTTCGTATGTATATCCATGACCTTCAAGAAAACTGCTGTCTGTAGCACCTCCAAGAGCTATAAAAGCAAAGGGTCTATTTAGAATTTTACTAATACCTTCTTTTACCAAACTGGTTTTACCCGTACCAGGAGGTCCGTGAATGGCAATCGCAGTTCCAATTGATTTCGGATTTGTAAGCAGTTGACCCAACATTTGCATAATCTGCATCTTCGCGTCGTTCAACCCATAAACTGCGTCATCTAGTGTTTTTTGTGCGTTTTCCATAAAATCGTGACACTTATCGACACCGTCATCAATACTAATAGGCAAATTTTCGTATTTTCCAAATGGCATACGCATAAAATTATCAACCCAGTTCTTAATTTTATAAAACTCGCCACTACCTGGTTCCAAATAGCGAAGAGAGTTAATCTTTTTCATAGCAGCACCTTTGAATTGAACTGGAATATTAGATTCTAAAAGTGTCATTCTGTATGGTTTCTCTACACGCGTAATCTTGTTTATTTCTTTTAATTCTTTTATAATTTTTTTCTGGTCTGGAATTTCCAGTTTTTCGTAAAACGAAAAGTCGTTCATGGTATTTTTATCTTTAACAATTTTTTTAAAAATTCTCATATTCCTTTCCTTGTATTTTTTTGTCTTTTTCTCCATTTTTTTTGACTTATTCTTTATGTCCTCTTCACAAAAATTTATACATTTTTGAATAGACTTATTTTCCTTATTTTTCTCAAGTAACTCTTTCAATTGTGATAACAGTTCCACATTACCTTTCTCTACATGTTTTAAATCTGATATTTCCTTTTTATTTTTACACTCGGCCGTTTTAGCGTCGTTGATATTTTTCCCCTTTTTTTGCTCCTTATCATCTTCATCATTTTCATCTTCGTCCTCATCTGAAGATACAGAAGCGTCCTCATCTTCTGTATTTTCTGAATCTTCTGAATCTTCATAGTCTGAATCGTCATCGGTTTCCCATTCTTCCTCTTCATCTTCCTCTGCACCACCTATCGTAAATACAATATTAAATTTATTGTTTTTTTTACCAATTGTAGTTTCTTCATCTTCAGACTCATCTTCAGAAGTATCCTCTGAACCAAGACTAATTTCGTCGTCTGTTTCAGACTCCACATCATTCTTCTTTTTTTTAGACTGTTTTTTTGGTTTTTTAGTCTTTTTCTCTTCTTCAGAACTAGAATCACTCTCATCTTCCGACTCTTCTTCAACCTTTTTTTTATTACTCTTTTTTTTTTCAGATTCATTCTCTAGAGTTTTTTTTAATTTTTCACCAGCTTTGATTTTTTTATTTAAATGTTTAGATGGAAATATTTTTGATAAAAATTTACGATATTCGTGTGTGTTCATATCATCATTATCACTTTCACTTGAGCCGTTGTCATTATCATTATCAGAATCAATGTGTTTTTTAACATCTCGTTTTTTTTCTTCACGAGCTTTAGTGGTCCGTTTTATTTGTTCCTTTTTATTACTTTTGATTTGAGTATCCTTTGTCATTTCTTATGTATATTCTTATTTTTATTTTTTAAATCAAAATCAATTTTATTTTATAACAAATTATTATATTATACTAACAACATTAAAGTGATATATATATAATATATATATATTCACAAAATTAGCATTTGAAATATATTTAAAGATTTCGAGTTTTTATTGTAAAATTGTTAATATATTTGAATTTTATTTAATAATATAATTAAATAAAATTGATTATAAAACAATTTAAATCTATTTTGTTATAATATAAGAGATGTCCAAATACACTAGTTCAAATAGTATGTCAATCAATTGTTCCAAGGTAATTGGTATCCAATTTAGTATTTTGTCTCCTGATGAAATACGAAAAGGCTCAGTTGCTGAAATAACAAGTCGAGATACTTATATAAATAATAAACCTGTAATTGGCGGGCTCTTTGACCCTAGAATGGGCGTTTTAGAGCCAGGGCTAATATGTCCTACCGATGGTCTTGATTACATGAAAACTCCTGGATACGCAGGTCATATTGAATTAGCACGTCCTGTGTTTTATATCCAATATTTATCTAGTATTCTGAAATGTTTAAGATGTGTATGTTTCAAATGTAGTAAATTAAAGATTAGCAAAGAGAAATATAAACAAGCAATTAAATTACAAGGTGACGCAAGATGGAAATATGTATTTTCGTTAGCGAGTGGTATAAAACGATGCGGAGAAGACACTGAAGACGGGTGTGGGTGCCTTCAACCAAATAAAATCAGAAAAGAAGGACTCGCAACTATTTTCGCAGAATGGAAAAATGAAAATGCTGAATCGGAGCCAATAGTTATAAAAGTTACTCCAGAGATGGCTCTTAAAATTTTAAAGAGGATATCAGACGAGGATGTATCTTTTATGGGATTCAGTCCTGTTTATTCTAGACCAGATTGGATGATATGTCAAGTAATGTCGGTTCCACCTCCAGCAGTCAGACCTTCTGTGAAACATGACGCACAACAAAGGTCCGAGGACGATTTGAGCCATATCTTGGTGAACATTATTAAAACCAATAAGACATTACAAGAGAAAATTCAAAATAACGCACCTGCTAATGTAATTGACGATTGGACAACCGTTTTGCAATATTATATTGCTACACAAGTGGATAATAAAATCCCTGGTGTAGCATCCGTCGCGCAACGTTCTGGCCGCCCTCTAAAATCAATCAAGGACCGTTTGAATGGAAAGGGCGGTCGTATGAGGGGAAATCTCATGGCAAAACGTGTTGATTTTAGTGCTCGGTCTGTTATTACTGCTGACCCTAATATTTCAATCAAGGAATTGGGTATTCCAATGAAAATAGCAAAAAATATTACAAAGCCTGTAATAGTAAACCAACTCAATAAGGGATTCTTGACAAAACTAGTTCAAAATGGTCCAGAGGTTTGGCCTGGTGCTAAAATATTGGAAAAGAAGAATGGAGAATCTATCACATTGCGTTATTTCATTGATAGACAATCTATTGTTCTTGAAGACGGTGATATAGTTCACAGACATATGATGGATGGCGATGCCGTTCTATTCAACCGTCAGCCGACTCTTCACCGAATGAGTATGATGTGTCATATCGCACGTATTATGAAGAGAGGAGATACGTTCCGAATGAACGTTGCTGACACCAAACCTTACAATGCCGATTTCGATAAACTCTCTGTCGAAAACATGAGGCGCTAAAAGCGTGTTACCTCATAGTCAACTGATTCAACTATAAAACAACTTAAATATAAAATATAAAGGATTATAATATGGAACCATCAAAATACCAAAAACTATCAAAAGAGATTTTGGACGACTCAGCCAAAAGATGTTGTGAGATATATAAAATTACCAATATCTCTAATGGTAAAATATACGTGGGACAAGCAGTTTCACATATTTTAAACCATAAAAGATACCGACCATATGGACACGAAGGCAGATTTAGATGTCATATTTCAGAAGCTTTCTCAACAAAAAAAAACCAGTCACATTATTTAAATAACGCCATACGGAAATATGGCGTTCATGATTTTGTATCTGAGTTAATAGAAGTGTGCGAGATATCAAACGCAGACGAAAGAGAAATACATTACATTAAAGAGCTCAATAGTTTATTTCCTTATGGATATAACTTGAAGAACGGTGGTAGTGTATTTACTCATAGTGACGAAAGTAAAAAGCGTGTATCAAATGGAGTAATAAATTATTTTAAAGAAAGAAAATATGAAAGGTTCAAAAATATTACAAAAATCGAGGATGATATTGAAAAATATATTAAGCCTCTGAACCGAAATAAATCACAATATGGTTGGTATGTTTACATTGAAAAATGTAAAGCAGATTTTGGTGGAGTTCATATTCCTATAGAAAAAAGTAAAAAAGATGCAATAGAATTTATACAAAATTTAAAGAATCAGTTGGCGAAACACCTTGTTGCGGGGAGTCCCTTAGAGCCTATTCTATCTAATAAATAGAAGAACCACTACTAAGTCTATGTTGGAAACACATAGATGGCCGAGCTAGAACTCGGGTATAGTAATAATGTGGAGGATTGGGTAATCCGCAGTGTCACTTCCTAAAGTCGTTTGGTAGACTATGGAGGGCATTCAGAGACTGAACGGGTGTTGGTGAGCGATGAAGGATTAGCCATCCAGAGCTTGCTTAAGATACAGTCCGACCCCCTTGGAAACATGGGGGAGTTCGTCGGGAGACGAAATGAATTTACATATGCCGCAGGACCCCGAGTCCGAAGCAGAATTAAAAAATTTGGCAGCAGTTCCATATCAAATCATCAGTCCAGCAAATAACTCATCGATTATTGGTATTTATCAAGACTCAATGCTTGGGTGTTATTTGTTCACAAGACCAGACATACATTTTACACCAAGAAATGCGATGAATCTTCTAATGATGTTCGATGGTGTGAATGAAAATGAATTGATTAAAAATTCAGAAAGTGACAAGGGTATCACTAGTTTTGATATCATAACGCAAATTATGCTCCCTTTATCAATGAAATACAAAACTAAAGCATTTAAGGATGATAAGGATGATATGAAAACATCTAATGCTGTCCTTGAAATTAGAAATGGTAAATATATACGAGGACAAATGGATAAAGGAGTCCTAGGTGCTGGAACCAAAGGTCTTCTTCAACGAACATGTAATGATTTTGGTAATATGGCGTCTTCTAAATTCATCGATGATTTACAAAATGTTGTTACCGAATACATGAACTCAAGTGCGTTTAGTGTTGGTATTAGCGACTTGATATCTGACAATAAAACGAACGAAGAAATTGTTACAATTATTACACAAAAAAAACAAGATGTCAAGAATCTAATCGACCAAACACAAATTGGCATTTTTGAAAACAACACTGGAAAAACAAATGAGGAAGAGTTCGAGACTCAAGTAAATAATATTCTTAACCAAGCAACATCCGAATCGGGGAAAGTCGGCTTAAAAAACTTAAGTAAAGATAATCGTTTCGTAACAATGGTTAACGCTGGGTCCAAGGGGTCAGATTTGAATATTTCATTTATGATTTCTTGTTTGGGACAACAAAACGTAGATGGAAAGCGTATACCATATGGTTTCGAACATAGAACATTACCTCACTTCACCAAATATGACGATTCCCCTGGAGCACGAGGGTTCGTTGAAAGTTCTTATATTAATGGGTTATCACCACAAGAATTATTCTTCCATGCTATGGGTGGTCGTGTCGGTCTTATTGATACCGCGGTTAAAACATCGACTACTGGTTATATTCAACGAAGATTGATTAAAGGTTTGGAGGATTTAATGGTCTCGTACGATATGACTGTTCGAACAAATAAAAATAAAGTCGTCCAATTCAAGTATGGTGATGATAATATCGATACGGTTAAAGTAGAAAACCAAATTATTCCCACAGTGTCAATGAGTGTTCAAGAAATTTACGCACATTATGTTTTACCTGAAACGAGTGGAGGTGTTAAATCATTAAGTAATATATTCTTAAAAAATACAATGACACGATATAAAAAACAGCAAAATGAGATGATGGAAAGGACAAAAACATATATTGATTACATGATTAAAAACCGTGAAGAAATAATTAAAAAAGTTTTCAAGAATAAGGGAGATGTTGTTGTTAACTGTCCAGTAGCGTTCTCATATATCATTAATAATATTCAAGGACAAACAAACTTGACAATTTCATCTTTAGTTGATATTACTCCGCTTGAAGCACTAGAAATGATAGAAACAACATACGCAAATTTAAGTAAGATTCATTACGCGCCTCCAACTGAATTATTTAAGACGTTGTTCTTCTATTATTTGTCTCCAAAGGATTTATTAATTATAAAGAGGTTCAATAAAGCGGCATTAACCTTGCTATTAGATACAATTACGATTGATTATAAACGAGCTATAGTTACTCCTGGTGAAATGGTTGGCATGATTGCGGGTCAAAGTATTGGAGAGGTTTCAACACAAATGACTCTAAACACATTCCATTTTGCGGGTGTTGCCTCTAAATCAAACGTGACTCGTGGTGTGCCAAGAATTGAGGAGATATTGTCTTTATCAAGTGAAATTAAAAATCCTTCATTAAGTGTTTATTTAAAGGCAGATGATGAAACACAAAAAGATAAAGCACGTTCTATTATGTATATGTTAGAGCATACAAGACTTGTAGAAATTGTGAAATCTATTGAAATTTGTTTTGACCCAGATGACCTCAACACATTGATAAACGATGATAAAGAAACTATCGAACAATTCAGGGCATTTGAAAATATGTTTGACGACTGTACCGAGACATCTTTACAAAATGATGAAAATGAAAAATCAAAGTGGATCATTAGAATGATAATGGACCCAGAGGTTATGCTCGAGAAAAATATTACTATGGATGATGTTAATTTCACATTGAATAATTGTTATGAAAGTCAAATCACCTGTGTATATTCTGATTTTAATTCTGATAAGCTTGTATTTAGAATAAGAATGAATGAGGTCATTAAAACCAGTACTGGCCGTGGAGGTCAAAAAAAAATAAAGGTTAATCCGTTGGACCAGTCAGACCAGATTTATATTCTTAAGAATTTCCAAGACCAATTACTACAAAATATTGTAATCAGAGGTATTAAAGGTATTAATAAGGTTATCCTTCGTAAGATCAAGGACAACATGGTAGAAAGTAACGGAATATATAAAAAGCAAGAAATTTGGGTTCTAGATACAATCGGCACAAATTTATTGGATGTTCTAGGACTTGATTTTATCGACAACAAACGAACATTTAGTAATGATATTGTTGAAATTTATAATGTTCTTGGAATTGAAGCGGCCAGACAGGCAATATACAATGAACTTGTTGATGTAATTGAGTTTGATGGTACATATATTAACTATCACAATTTCAGTGTTTTAGTTGATAGAATGACTTTTACACACAAACTAATTTCCATATTCAGACATGGTATCAATAATGATAATATCGGACCTATTGCTAAAGCATCGTTCGAGGAGACACCAGAAATGTTCTTAAAGGCCGCAAGACATGCTGAACTTGATACATTAAGAGGTGTATCTGCGAATGTCATGTGCGGACAAGAGGGGTTCTTTGGAACAAGTTGCTTTCAAGTTGTGTTGGATATCGAGGAGATGCAGAAAATGGAAGCGTCAAGTGAATATAAACCAGTTAATGTTGATGAAGAAATCGATAAATTCTTCGGTTCTTCACAAAATCCAGAAGACCCGTGTGGTATTAATAAATTGTCAATCCAAAACAATATTGTTACAATTCACGCAGAAGATATGGGTAAAGATACAGATTACAATCCGGGATTTTAAAATACAAATATTCTATAAATATTTCAATTAAATAGAAGTCTATTTAATATTTATTAAAAACAAATATTAAATATAAATACTAAATATAATTATTACCAGTTACTATGGTTACATTTAATAATATCATTAAAACTTTTTTTGAGATTCCCGACAGTATTAATGAGAGTATTAATAGAAGAGACAATACAAATACCAATAGTTCATTTAATTTAATTAAAACAATTTTTTCAATTTATCTTAACAACCAAGATAAGAAAAACAAATTTATATTTTTTGAAGAGACTATTAATAATTTGTTTTTAAACTCAATTACAATCGAGTTTATAACTATTTTTTGTAAACTTCAAAAAATATACAACGCACTAAACAAATTTGCGTATTTATATAAATTTAATAAATCTGAAGTTGTCGTAAATACGGATATGTGTTTGAACGAAATAAAAATTACAGATAAGAACGTCATTTGTATTTATCATATGAAGTCACGATATATTTTTTCTATAAATGATTTAATTAAAATTATCAATACATCACTAACCCAATCATATTTATTTTTTGTTGAGCCTAAATCATGTAAAAATCCGTATAATAATTTGGCGTTTAATAAGTCAACCCTTTACAATATTTATTTTTTTATAAAATTCAAAACATTAATCAATCAAGAATTAATAATTAAATTTTTCGAGTGTAACTTCAATCTAACCAAGTTTTTTTATAAATACGAAACATTGCTGAGAGAATATTCAATTCAAAATTTTGTAAGTAGTTCAACCAACAGTATAGTTGTGTATGAGATAAAAAAAATGATTACCACGTTTAACGTTTTATCTACAAAAAAAATTATAATTCATGAAGATTTTCCGCAAAACAAACTTGTTGAAATTTTCAAACCATATGTATTGTTATATTTGACAAGTTGTTACTCTTTAACACCGACGCTTAAAAATAAAGCATATAATAAGTTGAATGACAAGCTATTTAGGTTTCAAAAATTTAATCCACATTTTGGAAGAAGAATTATCAAGACTACAGTTATACAAACAAATATTTTTGGTAAAAAAAGACGTGAACAACATTATGAGTATAACAATACCCATGTTAATTTTAACGAAAAACGAAAGGATAACTTTCTACAAGATCATACTACGGTTAATACAAATAGTTTCGAAGATTATACAATACCTAACGCATTGAATTCACGTTTTATATACACAAATAGAGAAAATATAGCGTTAATTCTGAATGAAAATATTATAGCGGCTGATGAGGAGGAAGATGAGGAAGATGAGGAAGATGAGGAAGATGAGGATGACGCTGACGCTGACGATGAAGATGAAGATACAGAGGAAGATGAAGCAATGATTACAACACCAGTTGAAAGTGTCGCTGAAGAAAACTCAATCTGGCCTGACTCATATGATGATATTGATAACGATTCAATAAGTTAATCTGCTGAACTAGAACTTTCTATAATTAGCGCGGCCTTTGCGTTTTTCTTGGTTTGTTGTTTTTTCCCACTCTGGTTAACACGTCTTTTTGTTTGTGCTTTTTTTGGCTTTTCGACTTTTTCTGGAGTAGCAGGAGGGGTTTCTTCTATAATTATTTCTCTCTTTTTAGTATTTTTAATTTTATCAGAATCAGAGTCGGAATCAATAATTAATCCCATAGGTTTCTTCTTCTTGTATGTTGTTTTTGTTATTTTTTTTAAATCTTCCAAATATTCAACAACTGAAATTTTATTATCAAATGCTTCATATATTTTGTCAACACAACTATTCTCTAGTTTGTTGAGAGAAACAAATGCGTCTCCTTTTTCGGTTTGAACAAGCCTGAATACCGGTACCGTTTCTGGTCTAAACCCTGGAATAAGAATAAAAGCGAAATCATCATTTCTATTTCCATATCCTACAAAAGCGTGTTTCTCATAATTCGTTTGTAATATAAATTTCTGACAAATAAAAATAGTAGGAATTTTATATTTTTGTACTAGTAACCACAAATCAAAAGTAGTTAAAAAATAATTATCAGTATATAAAAAACTAGAAAATGATAGGGTTTCGGCCTTTACTTGGTCTCCTAATGTCTTTTTTCCTTCTATTATTAGAATATCAATAATTTTATCTGTATATTTTTCCAAATACGGTTTATATTCCGCGAATAAATCATTTTTTATTTTGTTAACGGACAACTTTGTACCAGTTTTTCTCTCAATCAAGTCAATTATAAAATTAAAAGTACAAAAGTTTTGTTTGCTGTATTCGATTACGTTGTAATCTTCAGGGAAACAATTTTTCCACAAACTAGAAGAAATAGTAGTCTTTATTTTTTTAGTACATTCCTTCTCGTTTTTACGTCCAATTGCGTGGTCTAGTGAAGGAATAGTATTCTCATAAATTTGTGTTATTATTGGTTCAGTTTCATCATAAGAGTTATTTTTTACAAATTTATTTAAGACTGTGGGTATTAAAGTTTCAAAATATTCTTGTGTCAACAATGATTGTATCATTATTATTTCGTTTTCTCTTAAATTATAACTAACATTTCCAAATGATAGATAAATTTGCGGCTCAAGCATAAAAGATTTTATTCTACTATATCTTATTAATTCGTCTGACATTCTTCCAAAATACATCGGTTCGTTGTTTTTATTCGTTATTAAATTTTTCTCAGGAAGAATCAAATTACAAATTCCGTTTTCTGTGACAACACATAAATTCGGAGTATTCGAACACTCGTTTTTATTTTTTACAACGCACGTGGATACTTCATTAATTAGTTTATAATAATTTTCATCTCCTATAAATTGGATTTTTGTTTTTACTAATTCACGTAATAAAGTGTTAATATTTTCTAGTTTCTCTGAATATATTATATATTCCTTACTCATTTCGTTTTCTATTTTCTCTCTAACTTGTATATTTTCATAGTCATTTAACAAAATTCTAATTGTACTTCTAAAAACATTATAGAAACTCGTCTCAAGCTTAATCTTTTTAATGTAATCAAACCGTTCTTTATCTACCTCATCAGTGGTGGATATTGGCACGTCAATAGGAACCATCGGGCGTTCTTTGCTGTTTACAATATAGTTATCATTATTAATTGATGGTAAATCAATATTGGCAGCTATTTCAGATTCTGGAACTGGTTGAGATAATTGAATAAATTGGTTCGTTTCAGTTAAAATACCTACAACTAATTCATCTTCAATTATTTTGAAAAGTGGTTTACACGGTATGTCTGCGGCATTTCTCCTTTTTTTAGTTCTTTTATCTAATTTGTTCAAAAAAATAACCGTGTTACTATATGTATTCCATAATTCTGGGTCGGTCATAAACACAACCTCAATATCTTGCTTTAAATCCTCGTCTAATGATGAGGGGTAACACGGTACAAAACATCTTTTTGTTGAAACTCCGGGTTCCTCAGAAATGACTCCAATAACTTTATTGTTGAAATTTAAAACCATCTTCAGTAGTTTGTATTCATATTTGTCTAGTTTTTTAATCAGGTCATACAGAAGTAATGGTCTTTTTGATTTATAAACAGTTGGCATACTATCCAATGGGGTACAAACTAAAGTAAAAAAGGGTTTGAGTATTTCTTTAAATATAGCTCTCATTGTTTTTGAAAGTTGCGGATCATATTCTTTAAATTCTTTTAATACTGTGAATTTCTTATTATTATTTGTGTATGAATAAATAGGTTCATAATATCCATCTTCTTTTATTAAAAAAACGGTTGGTTTTCTCGCTTGATAAAATTCCGATGAGTAGTGATTAGTAGGACATAACAGTTGAACATTATTTGTAATATCATTATTTGGGATTTGGAAAATAACAAGATTTACACCTATCGGAAATAAATATTTATTCGGCATGCTTATAATATCCCATAAATACGTATGGTCTATAATAGCATCATCGTCTTTTAAAAAGCTTATAAAATTTTCGAAAGCAGATACAACCTTTGTAAAATAAAATTTATCTTCTTGATTTTCCATATTAAGTCTGGAAAATGTCTTCGTCTTGGTATATTTATCAATAGCAGATTTTTTAGTAGCATCGTAAAAATTTGTTACCAAATTTCCGTTCTGGTATTTGATAAAAGTATCGATAGTTAATGCTTTAATAATTATTTCTCTCATTTCTTTAATAGTTAATACTTTTGTAGTATTGCTTATCGTTTTGTCCTCTACATTTATACTCTTTTTACCAAAAAACAAAATATCTGAAATACAGGCAATAAATGATTGTTTGTTACTTACTTCTACTCCATGACGCAACAAACACGGAAAGTTTTGTTTTACATTTGTATTTGTTTTACTTATTTGACAATCTGCGTTTGATACATGTAACATTGTTTGTATTTCAACCGGTAAATATCCCCAACGACCGGATGAAAGCGGGAACTTATCGGGCCCTTTAATGTATTCTTCTTGTTTTTCTTCTGTTTTTTTATCTTTATCATCTAGTTCTTCCTCTCCAGTGCATTTCTTTTTTGCGGATATTCTACCTAGAGTATTATATTTATCAAAACAACACGGCAAACAATACCCTTGTGGGTGTTTATCAGTTTGAAATCCAGGATAACGTTTATTATCTTTTTCATCATAAAACTCATAAATATAATAACCTGGTTTTACTTGTTTCTCGTTGCGAGGTAATACTTTACCGCAAGTAGGATGGACTAATTCTTTTTTACCATTTTTTCCTATAACTTCTTTTAAATCTTTCGGGTCTATTACAGTATTATTTTTTAGACACCAATAACGCGGACAAATATAATTGAATTTATTTTTAGGGTCAGACCCATATTTAATAACATCCTCTTCTCTTAAAAACCCATTGTGTTCTTTATTTATTTGTTCTAGTTGAGTATCAGTTATAATAACTGGTTGTCTTCTCATATCTGACCTACAAGTTCTAGAATATGCGTTATATTCTGGAGTGTCTTCTTTTAAAATTAATACAGGGTCTTTCTTCTCAATTAACGTTTGAAAATAATAGGGTTTATTTAATTTCATACCATCAATATTTTTCACTATATTGTCTTCACTATCAATTTTATCCTTTTCTCTCATTGGTTCTTCATCTGCTTCTTCATCTTCCGAGTCATCTTCTTCATCTTCTTCATCTTCTTCATCCGCCGCAACTATTGCTTCATCTGCTTTAACTTCTGCTTCATTCGAAGCAATTTCTTTATCCAACACGAGCTCACTCTGGGTTTCTTTTACACTGGGTAACGGTGATAAGATTTTTGCGGTTTCCGCCGATGTTTCTGAAGGTACTGACTCTTTTATACTAGGTATCGGCGATAAAACTTTTTCGGATTCCACTGATGGTTCTGAAGGCAATGACTCTTTTATACTAGGTATCGGCGATAAAACTTTTTCGGATTCCACTGATGGTTCTGATTCCACTGATGGTTCTGATTCCACGGATGGTTCTAAAGGCAATGACTCTTTTATACTAGGTATCGGCGATAAAACTTTTTCGGATTCCACTGATGGTTCTGAAGGC